GATTGTGCTGTGCCATAATTCCGCCTTGTTTTTTGAATACTTTTCATCAATAGCGGCCTTCTGTGCTTCCTTTTCTTCCTCGCTTAAAACTTCGCTTTTGTCTATTTCTGCCTTAAGGTCAAGAAGTTCCTGCTGGCTGTCGCGGTATTCCTGGATGTAGTTTTTGTCCACGTCCAGAATGTCGGCCACCTTCTGTTTTTCCAGGTCGATTTCTGCGGCCTGCAATTTCTCCAATATTTCGGCCTTGCTGTATATAACGTCATTTCCCGCTTGTGCTGCCTCGACCTGTTCCTCGGTTAATCCGTCTAGCTGATCGCGCAACGTCTTATACTGTTCTATCTGAATGTCGAGCGCCTGCACCGGTGTCGGGTTTATCTGCATATTTTGCAGGGCTTCCAAAACTTCGGCAGTTGCTTCGGTTGCTGCTTCCAGTTTCTTTTCTGCGTCGGCGGCAGCGTTGGCCTTGTCCTTCCATTCGTTGAGGATAGTTAGGCGCTCTTTAGCGGCTGAGTTATTCTCTGTAACTAATCCGTTAGACCGCGCGATTAAATCTATATATGATTGCATATAAGCGTTGTACATATCGCCCGCGCTTACTTCCTCGCCGGTCAACTGGGCTTTAAGCTTCATGCTCTCTATATTTTGATTCAACGCCTTTGTGTTGCTGTTTATATAGTCGGTTGCTTCTTCGTCTCTTGTTTTCCCGCGCTTTTCTATAATCTCGTTAGTTTTCTGCTCGGTTTTCTGTTTTTCGAGTGCGGCCTTCTGCTGCTTTTCTTCCTCTGCTGTTATGCGCTTACGCCTGCCCAGTTCGGATTCTACGAGCATGAGGGCATTTTGTCCCTCTGTTGTTAATTCCTTACGCAGCTTTAATTCATTCCGGAGCCACTCCAAATATTCGGTGCTTTCAATCTCTGCCCCCAGCTGAACTTTACCGGTAGAATTATTTGTATAGTATTGCGAAACGTTTGTGATTCCTTCGTCTACACTCTGCTTTATTCCGCCCCATGATAAAGACCGGCTCAATTCCTGCAGCTTTGCTTTAATTGCGCCTATCCATTTAGTAGCGGTATCGTAAAAACCGCCCCAGAAATTGTCCCACGCTTCTACTGTCGGGCTGAATAATTCCCCCAGCGCTTCCTTAAAGTCTCCCTTGCTGTTCTGCGCCTGGACTGCGCTGTCTGCCATTGCCTGCGCCATTCCGCGGTATTTTTCCGCGATGATGTCGACGGCCTTGCCTTGCTCCAGTTCCTCTGTGGTTAAGTTCTTTATGTCGTTAATCTGTCGGCCAAGGGTGCCGCTCATTCCGCTATATGTCGCGTTTAAGGTCTGCACCGCGCTCTGTATGTCGGTCTGTGTTGCTGCTGCATAATCTGCAGCCGCTGACATAATTTTTTGTATTTCTTCCTGTGTCCTTCCGGTGCTTACTAATTGCGCCATTAATTGTATCGAGGTTTCGTCTCCAATATTTGAAACCTTCTGCAATTCGGCGGCGTACTGTGTCAAAGCGTCTACCGCTTCGGCGTTAATATACGGGTTATTTTCGGCGGCTACTTTAAGCGCCTGCTCTGCCTTTTCCTGCACCTTGTAAGCGTCGGTGCACTCGCGCATGGCTTCGCCTATTTTCTTAGTCGCTGCAATAGCGGCCACGGCTGCTGCTACGTATGGACCGCCCGCGGCTGCTGCTGAACTCATTTTACTTGCAAAGCCCCCGGCGGCTCCGCTTGCCTCATTCAGTACAGGGCTAAAATCCTTAGTTTTTTTGGATGTGTTAGAAAATTTTTTCCCCGCCTTTTCGGCAGCACTTCCGGCTTCCTGTGCCTTCTTTTTTGTTTGGTCGAGCTCTTGGTTAAACTTCTTAGTTTTCGCCGTGCCGGTGTCGGTGCTCGCTCCCAGGTTGTTTAATTTTACCTTTAATTCGTTAAGGCCGGAGTCAATTCCGCTTGTGTCTAATTTTGTATTTATTCTAACTTCGCCGTCGGTGTCTGCCATTGTTTACCCCTTGAATTGTGCCATAAACTCGTCGAGCGCCTCGTCCGGTTCTTCTGGCTGTGGAAGCCTCCACGCCTCGTATTGTTTCAGCTCCATTTTGTCAATTTCTGTATTTCTGCCACTCGGTTTGTAAAGCCGGGCGTTAATTATCCGGTTTAATTCTGTATCGTGTAGTCCCTGCAATAATGCCAGGAACTTGTACCAGTGCAGGCTTGTCTCTAATAGATCTATGCCGTATTGCTCCATAAATGCCGCGTATATATAAGGCGCGTCTATGTCATAATCTAAGACAATTTCGTCCCGCGCTTCTATCTGCCTTGGTAATTCAACCGGCGGATTCATAAAAGCGCATAATGCGCGGATTCCTTCTATACGGCTGGGCGGGATTTTGTCTATATACATAAAGTCAAAGTCTTTAAGCCCTGCGTCCTTATTTTTCAGGATTTCGCGCAAACGCAGAAAATATTTAAAATCTGTGTGAATTCTGTAAAAACTCCCGCCTGCTTTAACGGCCTGCGGGAGCTTGTTCTTTTTTAATGTGAACATTTCGTACTATTCAGCTGGTGTGAATACGTCGCCCGCCCATGTTCCAGGCACCCATGTAGGCACGCCGGCTGCTACTGTTACGGCGCCGGTGTCGTGTTCGTTCAATGCCAGGTCAAAGTCGATTGACTGGTTTACTGGGTCGAGGGTTCCTAATTTCACTACACTGTTAACAAGCCATGCCTTATAATATGTGACCGGGGTTTCGTCACTTGTTGTGTATTTACTTGCGTAAAATGCCAGGAGCACGTTGCGGTGTGCTTCGCCGCCTGTTGGTAAATGAAAAGCCATATCAAAGATTGTTTGAAAGTCTGGCTCATCGTCAAACATTGTCAGTGACTGGCTCAGGCTTGGCTGGTAGCTATCGATTTCTTCCTCTGGATTTTCTGAAGAAATAAAATCGAAAGTTTTTGTCTGTGGGTTAAAAGTCAAACTATATGTTGTTGACTTCTTAATTTGGCGCCAGGTTGGTGTTGATGTTGTGGAAACGTCAATAAATGGCACAAATTTTGTCTTATGGATTAAGCCCATTTTTAAGCCTCCGTATTTGGGCGCGGGTCTAGGTATGTGCATACTATAGCCGCGCTGTAGATTGTGTTATTTTTATCGTCAATACTAATAAATTGAGGCAGCGTCTGTGCCTCTGTATTAATATAGACGCCTGTTGCTTCGTCCGGGATTGTCTGCCCGTCAAGCGCCGCGGTGATGTCGTCCGCGTATGCTCTGGCCTTGTTCCGGTCGCTGTTGCGGATGTAATAAGTGAGATTCCATTTTAAAAGGCGTGTCCCGTCTGTGTAGCGCCTTTCGGCTGCAGGTGCCGGGTCGTATCTCAAACACGCCGCGTTTTTCGCTGTGTCCGGGATTACGTCGTTATAAATTGTAAATGGGAGGGAAAGTTTATCCTCTACCCATTTATTTATTATATTAGCCACGTTTAAAGTACTCATTTACTAAAGCCGCCCATTTTTCAAGCCACCGCGCTTTTGCTGCCTCGAACCACTTACCGCAGGCGTTCGGGTTCGGCTGATATGGTGGCTTGCTATAATCGTAATATTGCCGGCGGGCGTATGGTGTGCGCCACACGATTTCGCCGGATCCTATCATTGTGTTTATTATGGCAGATTGCTGCAATTTCCCCGTTTTAATCGGGCAAAAATAATTACTATCTGCCAATATCATAGAGTCAAGCGGTGCCTGTGCCTTGCTCGCTCTTCCTTCCAGGTCGTTTTTAATTCCTGCACTGTTCAGTGTGCTTTTAATGTTGAAAATTAAACCGCTCATATTAAAGCCGCCTCATAGTGATGAACCGCGCCGCCGTCCCTTGTGTAGCATGGGTAAACTTTCCGGATCGTGAAAGCCTGCCCCTGCCATGTTACGCGCGCCAATTCTGCAGGAATAATTGCCGGGGTTGAAACGCCGGGCATGTAGTATAATGTCCCTTTGTCTCCCTCAGCTTCGCCCTCTGTGTTGCGTACTGCTTCCAGTTCCATATTTACGCGGATATTTTCCAAAGTTACCGGCTCCGACCACGTTGCGTTTCCGTCGCGGTCGTATTCTTCCGGCGCTTCGTATACTGCTGAATGAATTAATAAATCAATCATTAGCGCCACCCGTTCAATATGTCACAATAAAGTGAAAGCCATTTGTATCTTTTTGCGTCGGTGCTTTTGGCGTTTTTCTCTATCGCAATTTCGGCGGCCTTGGTGCTCTTGGTGTAGCTGTAGCCGCCTATAGATTCCGAAGCGATTAATCCGCCAGCGCCTCCGGCTGAACCTGTGCCTGCCTCTGTCTGTGCTTCGCTATATGCTTCCTCAATCATCATGCAGCAGGCGTCGTCAATTCCGCCCGGTTCCCGTTCCTTAATAAGGCCGTCGTTTAACAGCCCTTTGCAAAATAATACAATCTCTAATTTGTACGCGTCGAAAGCGTCGGCGTCAGGCACAATATGGCGCCCCATATCATCGCTATAATGTGTGTATGTTACGTTGTCAAATTGTGCCATTTTTCCCGCCTCGCTCTATTTCTGTGCAGGTTCTTTTCCGCCCTGCTGGTCTTTGTTTCCGCCTTCTGCGTTTCCGCTTTCGGTCTTTTTGACCTTTACCGGTTTAAATCCCACTATCCTCATTCACGCGCCTCTTATGTTGTAGCCTTATAGTGGCAGTAGATTCCGGCAGTCTTGTTTTCGTATACGTCTGCAAGGCCGTATTCGCGGAAGTTGAAGATCCATGCGTCAGCGTCCTGGTTGTCCTCTGGTGAAATTGCCTTGTCAACGCGGTGCTTTGTGTACTGCATTACGGCAGATTTTTCTACGATCATAAAGTTAATGTCTGCACCGCCGCTTGCCTTTGCGTAA